CATGCCTCGGCTGGGGTTCAACGACAATTTCTTTACCTGGGCGCAAGCCCTCATGCCGCTGGGCATCAGACCAACAAAAGTTACAGGATGTTTTTGGGATCAATGCATGGAACGTGTTTTTGAACAGTTCATCGACAAGTGCGAGTATCTGCTCACGATCGACTACGACACGTTCTTCACCAAGGAAGACGTGGAGCACCTGTTCGCCTTGGCGATGACCTTCCAATGCGACGCCCTTACCGGGCTGCAGACCAAACGTGAAGACGGCAGGCCCATGCTCACGCTCAAGGGCACGTTGCTCAAGCCGCCCCAGGATGGCCAGACGACGCTGCCGATGTCGTGGTTTGCCGAGCCCGTGCAGGAAGTGGACAGCGCCCACTTCGGCTGCACGATCATCTCCACGGCGGCCCTCAAGCGAACCAAGAAACCGTGGTTTCGCTCTGAGCCGGCACCGGACGGCTCGTGGAACGACGGCAGATTAGATGCGGACATATATGCCTGGAAGAACTTCCGAGACAGCGGCAACAAGGTTTACGTCACGCCCCGTGTGGTCTTGGGCCACGGCGAGTACGTGGTGACCTGGCCAGGCCAGAACTTCACGAAGCCCGTGTTCCAGTACAGCACCGACTTCTGCAACACGCTGAAACGCCCCGAAACTGCATGGAGTGTGCCCGAGGAATGAAAATAAGAATGACCCAAAGCTACCGCGTCTACAGGCGTGGCCAGGTGCTTCCCGACGTGCCCGATGGCATGGCGAACGACTGGATCAGACGCGGCCTGGCTATCGAAGAGACGCAGCAGGAAATTGAGACGGCGGCCCTGGAGCCGGTGGTCGAGCGGGCCGACGCCACCTTGAAGCGAAAGCGTAAGTAAGCCGTGAAGTACCGCAGCCTCACCGTCGCCACTGCCCCGGTCGCCGAGCCCGTGACGCTCGCGGAGGCGAAGGCGCACTGCCGCGTGGACACGAGCACGGACGACACCTACATCGGCACGCTCATCACGGCTGCCCGTGAGTGGGTGGAGGAGTATCTCGACCGGGCAATCGTCCACCAGCGTCTCACGATGCGTCTGGACGCCTTTCCGTACGAGATCGAGCTACCACGCCCGCCGATGGCTACGGCCGGCACAACGACGGCTGTGGTGCTCACGTACACGCTGGGCGACGATTCCACGACGACGCTGCCCGAGGCGAACTACCGGGTGGACCGCAACAGCACGCCCGGCGTGGTGCGGCAGCTGCGGGCCGGCACCTGGCCGGCGAACCTCGACGACTACAACGCCGTCACCGTGACGTGGTGGGCGGGCTACGGGGCAAGCGGCTCGAGCGTTCCCGTAGCGATCCGGCACGCCATCTTGATGCTGGTGGCCGAGCTCTACGAGCGTCGCATGGCGACGGGCCAAGGCGTGGGCGAGGTGCCCTACGGCGTCAAGGCCCTGCTCGACTCCCAGCGGTGGGGCTCCTACCGATGATTGACGCCGGCAAGCTCCGCGAGCGGGTGACGGTGCAGATCGCCAGCGGTGCCACCAATTCTCTCGGCGAGCAAGTCCTGACGTGGAGCAACTCGTCGGCCGTGTGGGCGAGCGTGGAGGGCGTGACGGCCCGCGAGTCGCTGGGCCTGGGCCAGCAGGAGATCGCCGTGACCCACCGTGTGCGGCTTCGCTACCTGCCGGGCCTGACGCAGAACATGCGGCTGTCGTGGCGTACTCGCACGCTGGACATCGTGAGCCTCCTCGAGCGAGGAAACCGCAGCGAGCACGAGATTATCTGCCAGGAAACGGTGCCCTAATGGCGAACGTGTTTGCCGGCGGCACCGACAGGCCGCTCATCAAGTTGGCGCTGGGGCGTGGCAAGAAAGCCAAGGCCCTGTTCGCGGTTGAGCCGCTGGCTGACATCGTGGCCGAGCTCAAGAAACTGCCACGAGAGATCAGCACCAAGTTTCAGCTGCGGGCCCTGGAGCGTGCGGCAAAGCCCGGCCAAGAGGCTCTGCGGCGAAACGTGGCCGCGCTTGGCGAGGTAACTGGCAACCTGCTGGCCAGCGTCACCAGAGCCAAACGCAAATACACGAACAACCGTGCCAACCTGCCCATTGGCGTTGTGGTCGTGGGCTTCCGGCGTCCGGTCAACAGCAAGAGCCAGAAGGGTGCCACGCCGGCGTTCATTGGCGGCACCGTGCTTAAGGGCCCCAACAGGGCCTATCACTCGCACCTCGTGGAGTACGGCACGAAGGCCAGGACGCCGGGCTTTAAAACTAAAACTATTCGGCGCGGTCGCGTGATTTTGGGCGGCCGAATTCGCACAAGACTGGAATACCGACAGAAGGTTTCCGACAACCGTAGCGGCGTGCTGTCGTCGTTCAAGACGCGAGGCCCGTTCTTCCGGCCTGGGCAACGTCGCTACCCGGTGGACTTCATCGCCACCGGCCAAGTCCGTGGCAGCCCGGCGCGCCGGCCACTGACGCGGGCTTTCCAGGCCACGCAGGGCCAAATGCAGAGCATCCTCGACATTGAGATGCGGAAGTCGCTGCAGGCGGCCATCCGGGCGACGCAGAAGAAATACGGAGACTTCGGCCTATGAAATCCCCGGAAGCGGTTCTCCGCACCGCCCTCGTTGGCACCACTGCCGTCACGTCGCTTGTGGGCACGCGGATCTACCCCGTGCTGGCCCCGGCTTCCGCCTCGCTGCCGTTCGTGACCTGGCGTCGCACGGGCATCCAACGGGAGCAGACGCTCGGCAACCCCATGGGCGTGCCTCGGGTGACGCTGGAATACAACGTCTTCGGAACCACCTACGACCAGGCTCGTTCGGTGGCCGACGCCATGCGGAAGGTTCTGGATGGGTACGGCGGAACGGCGGACAATACGGTAGTGGATCAAGTGTCGCTAGAAAACGAGAGCGACGACTTTGTTTCACTCGGCGGGGCCGAAATGCCGCCGGCGTATCAGATCACGCAATCCTACGACATCCGCTGGCAGGAGAGTTGATACATGGCCACGACGCCGCATGGTAGTTCCGGCACGACGTTCGCTTTCGGTGGCACGACTTTTACTGTCACCAGCATCACATACACGCTCGGAGCGACTGGCGGCGGCGCGGACAACATCGACATTTCGCACCTCGGCCAGACGACCGGCGAAAGCGTAAAGAGTCTTGCGCGTCCGCTGGTTGGAACGCAGGGCGGCGACACGGGCAAGACCGTCAGCATTGAGTACATTGGCACGAACGCCATCGCTCAAAACGCCAGCGGCACGCTGACGATCACGGGCGGCATTTCCGTGTCTGGCACCGCGACCTGCAACAGCTCGGCGGTGACGCTGTCCGTCAACGACGTGATCCGGGGCTCGGCAGAGTTCCAGTTGGCTTGAGCCACGGAGGTTTCCGTGGCCACGTACTCGACTGGGATAGCCGCGACCTGGGGCTCAGTTGCGTTTACCGAGGTCGTAGATCTCTCGTGGACGTACGGCGGCGAGAACGTCCTGCGCGGTGCGGGGCTGTTCAACTTCTCGCACGGCAGCGTGTCGATGGTCACGCTAGGCGCGACGCCGACGATTGCCAACATCGGCCAACGCAACACGCTCACCATCACGGGCGGCGGCGTTGGCTTGACAATAAAGGCATTATTGAAATCTGTAGGTGCGTCTGCCGAAGTGAACGGCGTGACTCGCACCGCCGTGGAGTTCGACATCTTCGAGGATTGATTCCATGCCAGTGCTGACCAGGGACCAAATTGATTCCGCACACGACGCCAAGATTATTCGCGTGCCTGCGTTTGGTGGCGAAGTGTGCATCCGGCTGATGACGGTCGGCGATCGTGACAGCTACGAAGTAAAGCTGCTGGACGCCCAGTCGCAATCTGTGCCGGTCATTCCCGACTTTCGCTCGGAGCTTCTGGCTCGCTGCATCTGCGACGAACATGGCGTGCTGCTGTTTCCCGGCACCGAGGGAGTTGAGGCCCTCAAGCGTCGCAGCGTGGACGAGATGCACGGGCTGTGGAAAGCGGCGCTCAAGCACAACGCACTGACCGAGGAGGAGATCACGAAGCTAGCGGGGGAATGAACGCCAGGCCGAGCTTGCGGTTCAAGTTCGACCTGGCCTCGCACCTCAAGAAAACGGTGGCGGAAATTGACGCGATGGACTCCCGCGAGTTCTCGCAATGGATTGCCTACAGCCGCTGGTTTCGTCCGCTCGACAATCCTTGGACGCAAACGGGGTGGCTGGCGTGGGCGGCCTTGGCACCGCACTGCAAGAAGCCACCAGAGCCGGCCGACTTTATTCCCGTGGAAGGCAACGCACCGCAACACCCGACGCAGATCGCAGAAACACTCAAACGAATGGCGGCCGACCTGGCCCAGAAATGACCGATGGCATCGAGACTTGGCATAGCGTTTCAGTTGTCGGCGTCTGCCACGGGCATGGCCCAGGGCATCAACGCCGGCGTGGTCGAGCTGCAGAAGCTCGGGTATGCGGCGAAGCAGACGGCGCGTGACGTTTCGACGCTCAAGACGATTGAGATTTCTCGGGCGTTTATCAGCGGCATCTCGTCGATCGCCAACACCTTTTCGGCGTTTACGAGCGGTGCGGCAAATAGCATCGACGCCACGGTCAAGTTGTCGCGAAGCCTGGGCGTGTCGTTTCAAGATCTGCGAAACCTGCAGGTCGCCGCCGATCTGTCTGGTGCCTCGAGCGAGGCTCTGGCCAAAGCTTTCACGCGGGCCCAGGTGACGATCGCGCGGGCCGGCGCTGGCAGCAAGGAAGCTCGCGCCGCTCTCGCTGGGCTGGGCCTGAGCGTGCAGGACTTGGCCACGCAGACGAGCGTGCAGCAGTTCTCGTCTATTGCCTCTGCGATCACGGCCATTCAAAACCCGGCCCAGCGTGCAGCTGCGGCGGTTGCCATCTTCGGGGGAGCGGGTGCCGAGCTCCTGCCGACGTTCCGCGAGTTGCCGGACAACTTGCAACGGGCGCAGGAATTCTTTGGCGGGTTTGCCAGGACGCTTAACGACACGGACGCCAGCAAGGTCGAGGAAGTCAACGATGCCTTTGGACTGGCGTCGCAATCCCTGAGCGAGCTCGCCGGCCGGCTGTTGGTCGAGCTCAACCCGGCGTTGACGAAGGGCGCTCAAGAGTTCGTCAAGTTCGTGCAAAGCATTAACGTGCCGGACGCGGCCCGGAACGTCGAAAGCCTGCTGTCCGACCTTGCCGTCACGCTGTCGCTAGTGGCTAAGGCTGCGGTGCCGCTGGCTTCCAACCTGCTGCCGTCGATTGGCGCGGCGCTTGCATTTATCAACCGGCAGGCTATCGGCGGGGCGATCACGAGCCTAGCCACTGCCTTCGTGGCGTCCGCCCGAGCAGCCATTGGATACGCGGCTGCCGCCGGCACCGCTGCTGCTGCCACGGCGAGTCTCGGCGTCGCCATCCGCGCAACGCTGGCATCGACGGGCATCGGTGCATTGGTCGTCGTGCTGGGCCTGGCGGCCGGCAAGCTCGTCGAATGGTCTGTTGCAGCTGACACCAGCAGCGTCGATGTGCAAGCTGCCGTCAAGGACGCCAGCAAGGCCATGCAGCAGTTCGCCGCCGACACTGAAGGCGCGGGCGTTGCCGCCTTCAACCTGGGCGAACAAGTCAAAAAGTCGCTGAACGTCCCTGCCAGCATCAGCATCCGCGAGTTCGCCGAAGGCTCGCTCAACGAGGCTCGCAGTGCCATTGTGGCGTTGGCCAAGGATCTCGGCGGCCTCGATCAAGTGCCCACCAAGATTCTTGATCAATTCAACCAACTCAAAACAGTTGCTGAGGGACTGTCGCCTGACGCAATTGATTTTTATCAGAACTTGCAGCAGGTAGACCGCAACGCCCGTTCTCTCGTAGACACCATTGGCGGCCTGACATCTGCTCGCAAGCGTGACGCCGATGCCGCTAAGGCAGCGGCAGATGCGGCAAGCAAACTTGCAGAAGAGACGCGCAAGCGCGTGGCCGAGCTGTCCACGCAAGGACTGAGCGGCGCTGAGCAAGCACGGCTGAAGGCCGACAACGACCGGCTGGCGATCCTCGATGAAGAACGGAACGCCAGAGCGGCGTTGGCACAGGCCGAACGGCAGTTCGACATCGCCGGAATCCTGGCCGCAGAAGAGCGATTGCGGCTGGCCCAGGCGGCTCGCCAAACCGTGCAGCAGCAGGCCCGCGACCAGAGGTTGCAAGAGCTTGGCGTCGATCAAAAAATCCTTAAGCCGGCCGCGTCTGTAGCCGACCAGTTCAAGGCCGTGCGGCAAGCGTTCAACGAAAAGCTGATCGACGGCGGCGAGGCTCGCGAAGCGTTGCGGAATCTGGCTGCGGAAGGAATCGAGATCCGCCGCAACATCGACGCCGAGCTGCGACGCCCTGCAAACCGTGCCCTGGAGGTGAGCGACATTCGCTCGCAGCAAGGCATCGCCCAGTTCCTCGGGCTGGCCACGGGCCGCGAAGATCCTGCGATTGCTCAACAGCGAGAGCAGCTGACGAAGCTTGAAGAAATTCGCCGGGCTCTCATTGCCATTGGCGCGAACCCCGTAGACATTTTGGGGGCGTAGCCTTGGCAATCACCTCATTCCGCGAAGTCATACCGCGTACGTTCACGCATCGCTTCGGCGAGGCACCCACGGCTGAGCGTAAGTTCGTCGCCACTGTGGACGGGGCCACGCCTACGCAGCAGGTGCTCGACGCCATCGGCATCTTTCACGGCAGCAATCACCCGGAATACCCGTACCTGCGATGCCTCAATGGTTCGTTCAGCGAGCCGGATCGCTTTCACGTCGAGGCCACGTTCTCGTACGAGTTGCCGGCAGTTGGCAGTGCAGAACTAGATCCGAACCCGCTGGCACGCCCAGACGTGTGGAGCTTCTCGACCGGCGGTGCCCAGGTGCCGGCGCTGACGTACTACCACGGCAACGGCAATGGCGACATTCGGCCCCTGGTCAACGCGGCCCACGATTTTATCGAGGGGCTGACCACGCTCGAGGCCGAGGTGCGTGCCACGATTGCCTGGAACCGTGCGGTGTTCCCGGCAGACGTAGCGGCAGCCGTCACCAACACCATTAACGATAACGCCTACTTGTGGGGACCGAAACATACGTGGCAGTGCGCCGGCATTTCGGCCAGCAAGCAATATGAAGTTGTGAACGGCATTGAGATTGGGTACTGGAGCGGCACGACCGAGCTCGTCTATCGGGCCAGCGGGTGGAACTTGGTGCTGCCGCATGTCGGTTTTAACTGCTTGGACGGCACCGAAAAAGTGGAATGCCTTGTGAAAGGCAAGGAGGCAGGCGACGCAAACGTGGCTGCGTCCACGCCTCAAGCTTTAAACGAAGACGGCACGCAAAAATTCCCTCCAGGCGTTCCGCATGGCGTGCCTGACATCTTGGTTCGCAGAGTTTTTCCCGAAATCAATTTCGCGCCGTACTTCGGCGTTCCGCCCGTATAAGGACTAGGCAATGCCCGACATTAACTACTCGATCAACGGCCAGGTCACGAAGGGTGCTCTGTCGCAATCCTTTGCCGCGTCTGGCGTCACCGCCGACATGGCCACGGCTGGCGTCCTGAGCGTGACGCTGAACCTTGGCACGGCCACGACGCAAGTCTCGACTGCCACGCTGGGATCGCTCGGCGTGTGCTTCGCCAGGTCGCTGGCGACTGAGACGACGCACACCGTGTCGTTCGGCAGGCTCGACGGCACGGCGCTCTACGAGACGGTGCGGCTCAAGGCGGGCGAGGCTGCCGTGCTGCGGCTCGCAGCTGGCGACTACGCAGCCAAGGCCGCCGTGGCGAATACCCGCCTGGTGCTGACCGTCTACGAGGATTGACCGTGGGAGCGAAGCGGCCAGACGGCAAAGCGGCCCGCACGGATCGCGTCACGTTCACGCGGCCGGCTGCGGAACGCATTGGCCGCGTGGTACGCATCGTCGAGGCCGGCGATCGTGGGGCCGAGGGGCTGACGTTTACGCCAAGGATGACGGGCGGCGGCAAGTCGCCTGTTGTATTTCGCATTGGCACGTTCACCGGATCGTGGCAAATCGGTGACTCAAAGACTGTCACGTTCAAGTACCAGACGACGACGCCAAACACGGCGTCGGTAGACAATCTGTTTTGGCCGCTGGGTTTTACTGATTATGACGAGCGCGATTGCTGCATTGGCAAAGAAGGCACGGCGTGGTTTCTGGTGACGCCAAAGCTTGATGCAGCCCAAGTATTCACATCCGTTACAAATTCAGCTTGCGAGCTGCAATTCCATACGATACCCGCCATTGTGCTTGCGACGGCGTCCACAAACGTCGTCACCTTCAGCCCTGGCACGGTGGACATCGTAGACGGCGTAACAGTAGACACGACAAGCGCAACGCCGAAGCTCGTCATGTCTCGCCGGCAGATCAGTGCATGGTGCAACAACACGATTTCGAGCACCTCGATCAACATGGTGGGCGTTGACGTAATGCAAGACGCAACGATCACATCGAACGCCCTGCGATTCGACCGCGTCAAGGCATGGGTGTTTCATCAAAGCACGGCGGAAACCGTTTCAATTTCCATCACAACGTGCGCCACGGCCACGGCGTCATGACATCGCTGACCTCGCAAGACGGGAAACTCGTTGTGCGCGACGGTTCATTGGGGACCGGGCAGGAGTGTTGCTGTAGCGACGCAACTGGGTCGTGCTGTTACTGCGAACTCGCTCAGTTTCAATTTGAATCGGGAGGAGGCAACGACGCAGAGACGGCAAACGCTATTAAAGATGCGCAGAACGCAGCAATTGCTGCAACTGCGGCTGCTTTGACTAACGGCGGCTATTGCTGTGTTGGCTCTCAAGATGCTGTGGTTGTATTTGATGCAGACAACAATGCTTTTGAGGTTCAAGGCGGAATCGTTGGCGGGCGGTGCTGCGGATCACGAGACGGAGATGTGATTTATGATCCATCCAATAATGAGTTTGGCGGCCAACCAGGGGATGGTGCTTGGCAAGACGGCGTAATCCTGGCGTGCGTAGAAACTGATCCTCCGACTATTTTGTGCTCCAACGGTGATAGTGAAGAGCTTTGCTCGCAAAAGTGCGGCATTTTTACTCCGGGGCAAGATTGCCAAGTTGTTGCGTGCGATGAGGTTCCAGAGAACTGCAATCCCCTGCCATGATTTCCTGCCAACTGAAGCACCTCGCTGCCCGCTGCCGCGAGCGTGGCTACACCATAGACGAGGCACGCCCGTGCATCGTTAGCCAGGACGGCGACAAGATCACGGTAGACGAGACGCACCCGGCATATCCTCGCACCGCAAAGCCGGGAATCTTAATTGCCGCCAAGGCCCGAAACTTCGCCACGTCGGCCGCCAAGCATTTAGCCGCAGGGATGCCCCGAGCCACTGAAGAGCAAGTCGCAGAACGGTTCGCTATCTGCCAGGCGTGCGAGCACTTCGACGGCAAGGCATGCCGAAAGTGTGGATGCCCCATCGTTCGTGAAAAGCAGTACATCTCGAAGCTGTCGTGGGCCGGAGAATCCTGCCCAGTGGGCAAGTGGGGCCCGGCCTCGACTTGACACGTTGTCCACCATAACGGGCGAAAGGGAAGCCCGTGCCGCGCGATCACGTCTACACGCTGAACGGCGACGAGCGGTGGCTGATTCGCTGGACTGAGCTCACGGGCCAGGCATACGGGATCACGTACACGCAGAAGGCCAAGCATCCCCGCATCGTCCTGCACGACGGGATGAGGGGCAAGCACAGGCTGACGGTGCTGATCCACGAGTTGCTACACGCCATCTTCCCGCAGGCGTCCGAGGAAGTGATCGAGCAGGCGGGGAAGGACGTGGCAAAGGTTCTGTGGTCGCATGGATACCGCGAGGTGCCGGATGAAGTATGAGGGCGACGCCATCACAGACATGGCCAGAAAGCTGTGCCGCACGCACCCCAATGCCCACACTCGCACGCTCGCTAGGCGGTTGGTCAAGGAATCCAACAACGCGATCACGCTCGAGCAGGCGAGGAAGCGAATCATGCGGCAGTTTGGCCGCAACGGAACCAAAGACGCGCAAACAA